TGTGCACGCCAATTGGGCGTATGGTGTGCACCTGCGGTGCTCAGGCCAGTGCAAGAAGGCCGTACTTGTCGAGGCAGATTGGGCCTATCGAGGTGTCAATGTCACGATCATTTGCACAACTTAGGATGCTTGAAATACATCCGGCGAACATTCTTGCGCCCATTGAGCTCGAACTCGGGATCCTCTGCGTCATACGTATCCAAGTACTTAAACCCATGATAGTTTTTTGTGGTACAGAGCACATGATCGAGTGCGTGAATGACACCTTGTTTGTGCTCTGGAGTGATGACATCTGACTCTGGCATGGCTAAGATACCATTGGCCCAATCGATCATCACGGACACATCGAGAGTTTTGCGGGACATGTGCAGAAAGTTGGTGGGTTGATCAGTTGATCTGTAGCTAATATAAAGACCAGAGAGGGTCAATGGGGGATCTGGTGGACAGATAAGTAAGTGTCCTCAAGGGGTTGACGTAGGCCCCCTCTCCCTTGTATATTATGGGGGTACCAAACAAAGGACATGGACGAAACCACGACCTTAACTCTCTCCAATGATGAGCTCGAGTGCGTGAGAGTGTTTCTCTCTCGTGCACGTGATTGCGAGTACCCGAATGGCAATGAACCACTCAATGCTGTGATCGATCGTGTGCTCAACAAAATCTATGTCGAGGTGTGCCCCTATGTCTAATCAAATGTACGAAGACGCGCTCTACGCCTTTGATCTATGTGAGCAATTCGCGGCCATTCATGGGCTCCCTGTAGATTATGTCTGGCAGGAATTTGTCGATCCTAGTATTGCTTCTGCTGATGAGATTGAACAGGTTCTAGGTGCGTTCAAATGAAAGTGAATCTGTGGTATTGTGAGTCTATGGCGCAATGGCGATGGACACTCACAGATGATCATCGTCCTGTGCTTAAGATGGAGTCCGGTCAACGACCAGAACTTCGTGATGCAATGAATGACATTGCAAACACAATCGAGTACATGATGGAATGACACAACGCACCGTAATCTCCTACCTCTATCGGTCTGATTCGTTTGGCAATGAGGTAGTCTACTCACCCAACTTTGACTTTAGAATCCACGAGAAGGTAGATGTAACTTCTCACGAGCAGATTGCTCAGCGCATCTACACAGACCGTGGACAAATCCCTGACGATTGTTACCTTGACTGGTATTGACAAAATGACTCCTTCCATGTATAATTTCCAAGGCGATGGCACAACTATCCTCGGGTTAGTTGGGATCATCTCCACTGCCATTATCGTAATGACTGCTTATCGTCGCTACTGGGCATCACCTTATCGCAAATGAAACTTCGAACTCACGAAACCACAAACACAAAAACAATGAACATCTACGACTTCTCCGATAAACTCAATTCTGATCGCATTATGCGTGAGAATTTTGTCTCTGAGTACGTTGATCATCTCAAAGACGTAATGGACAAAGACGACATTATCACTGAATGGGCAGAGATGATGTACGATAAGTTCATGTCTGAAATTAAATCAGATGGCGCAGATAACCTGCTCCAAGATGTTGCACATTATAGCCCCGATTGGCTCGAAGTTCAGTTTAAGGTTGATCCGAGCCTCGCGCAAGTATAACTCATGGAACACAGTAGTTTCTCACAAGACATTACTTTTTCAGACGCAATGAACATGGATCCGAACGCAGTATTTAGCTCTGTTCCGACTCTAGATGACATCAACCTAGACCAATATCCTGACCCAGAAGGCTATTACGAAGGGCAGGAAGAGTATGGCTATGATGATGACGACTATGCACACGACGACGATATGTATGAGCCGGACTTCGCCTACGATGACTAATATGGTATAATGCAATAGCCCCTTCGGGGGCACATGGGAGCGTGGTGGAATCGGTAGACACAACGGACTTAAAATCCGTCGGGATAACATCCTATGGGGGTTCAAGTCCCCCCGCTCCTATACACACTTTTGGTCCGGTGCATATGCCAATCGAGGCACTGTCCACTCCCCCTTGACCTGGACCCCAATCTGGAGTATCTTAGGAAGGTCAAACAAGGAGGCCGATGGCTAACTCCACTCTGTTCCGTCAAGGTTGGAAAGCAGAAGAGTACTTTGGTGATGATGTGCGGGCGCACCACATGAACATCCGTTCCGTGTATCGTTTCCACAAGAATGAGAATGTGGCGATCACTCATGACGCACCTTACATAGACGATGTGTCTATGGACCGTTTTACTGTGTCTCTGCGCACTGTAAAGTCTTATCATGAGTCGGGCACTGTTGCACACTCCATCACCACCGGATTGGCAACATTTGACAATTGGCTCGACGCATTCTACTACGCAACTGAGATCGTTAAGTGAGGGACACAGACATGGGACTTGAAAGGTACGCAATCGTTGGCGGAACTGATGAGAAGGGCGATGACTTCTTCACCCTCTTTATCGCTCAGTCATTCGACCAAGCACGACAATACGCCCTCGATGTCATCAATGAGGGTTACGATTATGCACAACTCGCCAAGATAAAGTGGAATGGTGAGATCGATCACAACTCATCGATCCGTATATCTGACGAGCACACTGGCCCTCTGGAGTGAATAGTAATGGCACGCGTTCTTATTGCCTGTGAGGAGTCGCAGGCGGTGACAATTGAACTCAGAAACCTCGGCCACGAGGCATATAGTTGCGACATATTGCCCTGCTCAGGCACTCATCCTGAATGGCATTTAGAGCAGGACGTTGTGCCTCTACTCACTGAGAGGTGGGATATGATCATTGCATTCCCTCCATGCACACATCTCGCAACGAGTGGGGCGCGATGGTTCAAACAAAAACAACTCGATGGTAGACAACAACAGGGCATCGACTTCTTTATGCAATTTGTGCATGTAGATTGCGAAAGGGTTGCGATTGAAAACCCTGTGGGGATCATGAGCACAAGATATCGCAAACCAGATCAGATCATTCAACCATGGATGTTCGGCGATCCATATCAGAAGTCCACATGCCTTTGGCTTAAAAACCTACCAACTCTGAAACACACAGAGATTGTGGACAAAGGTGAGTTTAAGACGTGGACCGATGCTAAAACAGGAGAGGTAAAACGTCAGGCTAAATGGGTGTATGATCTGGCAAAGAATGACGGCAAAAGATCTAAGACCTTCCCAGGTATTGCAAGAGCAATGGCACAACAATGGGGGGCAATATTGTCATGAGTATTTGTGCCTATCTCCCTGAGGGTTAGGCACATTTTTGGTCCGGTGCACATGGGCCAGTTGGGTTAGTGTCCACTCCCCCTTGACCTGGACCCTCTCATCGGGTATATTAGTATCAACAACACAGAGGACCTCCTCCACCACCATGGCTCTCTCCACCCCCTCCACCATCACCGTTTCCACCCGTCGGGGTCCGATCAGCTTCACCACCCAACTCGAGTGGCACGAGGCTATCGCAGAACTGCGCACAATTGTTGCGCTCAACCCGAGCAATGATTTCGCATCGAGCCTCCTCTCCCGTGAGGACAAAGACCAATACATGAGCGATTCGCAAGTGTCTTGGGTGTACAAACTCGCTCAAGATGCACTCGATGAGCGCAACATGGATGGCAAACTCAAAGCGTTGAGTGATGCTTCGGTAGATGCATCTGACCTTCTCGGTACACTCGTGGAGGCAAATGTTAAGGGCATCAAGAAGCCGATCCTTCGCTTTCAGATGGCAAATGGTGCACAGGTTCGCATCAAATACATGACCCGAGGTGGTAATGCCGGAGGCGCATGGGTGACTGTGAATGATGAACTCCGTGGTAAGATCGACGACCAAGGTGTGTTTGTCACCTACAATTGCCGGTATCAAGATCAGCAATGGGTGGCGGAGTTCTCCACATTCATTGAGCAGATCTCTGCCGATGTGAATGGCGCACTTACTGCGTATGGTAAGCTCACTTCTCAGTGCGGATGTTGCGGACTTCCACTCACAAACAAAGAGAGCATTGAGCGTGGGATAGGCCCAATCTGCCTCGACAAGTACGGCCTTCTTGCACTGGCCTGAGCACCGCAGGTGCACACCATACGCCCAATTGGCGTGCACA